TGTCACCCCGCCAGACGACACACCGAGCGCACGCCCGGCGGTGACCCTGGTCCCCCTTCGGGGGCCAGGGCTCACGACGGTCCCGACCGCCCGCCCACCGGTCGGAGGCCATGAGCCTATGGCGGCGCTCCCGAAGTCTGTGGGCATGACGAAGGCCCCCTCCAGTCGATTTGGAGGGGGCCTTCGTCGAGCCTACCGCGTCCGGTCAGCTCTTGACGATCTTCGCCAGACCGCGCGGGTTCAGGATGAGCATCGACACCATCTCGTCGAACACCCAGCCCTTCCAGAAGGACTCGACTCGGTGGTTCTCCTCGACGTCCAGCGAGTACAGGACGGGGAAGACACCCAGGAACTGGGGGTCCGGCGTGAGGAACGTCTGGCCCTGCGGGATGACGATCGAGCGCTGGATCTGGAACTCGCCGAAGGAGGTGATGGTCTCACCGGCGACGACGCGGTCCTTGAACGCCCAGCCCGTCTGGTTGATGTCCCACCGGTACATGTCCCGGTAGTCCATCGGGTTGATCAGGATGCGGCTGGACTGCAGCTCGTGCATGTCCGTCATGGAGACGGCCGAGTACAGCGAGCCCGGCGTCAGGTAGCCGCTCGCTTCCGTGATGACGTGGTTCGGGGTGACCGTGTGGTCGGCCCGGCCCGCGTAGTCGGAGATCGCTGCCTGCAGGATGGTGACCAGGCGCGAGTCCTCCTGCTTGAGGATCGCCTGCTTGGTCTCGTCCTGGGCCTGCTCGACGGCGTTGATGCGCAGGTAGAGCAGGTCTTCCTTGCGGATCGCGGGGCGGCTCGCGATGCGGAAGAACCGCACCTGGATGCGCTTGCCTTCGAACGGCGTGATGCGGACTTCGCCGTCCGTGCCGGACATGATGTACGCCTGTCCGAGGTCGTCCCAGACGTCGTACTCGACCGGGGTACCGGGGGTGCAGGGGTCCTCGACGAGGACGTTGCGCGTGATGCCCTGGTAGCGGAGCTTGAGCTGGATCGGGCCGATCATGCCGACGCCGAGGCGCTTGATGCCGTTGACCTGGTCGGAGGCAACGGCCTGGAGGCGCTGGCGCTTGGCCTCGAAGGTGAGCGGCTGATTGCCACGGGCCTCGCGCCGAGCGATGATGTCCGCGACGTAGTCGTCGCTCTTCTTCGCGGTGCGAACGTGGCCGGTTGCGGCGGGCGCTGCGGTCATGGTGAGTGGAGTCCTCTCGCTCGGCTCGGGCGCTTAGCGCAGGCCGCCGATGGTGATCTTGGACGGGGAGTTGACCTTGAGCAGGCGGCCGACCGCCGTTGCGGAGATCGCGGTGGCGACCGCGCCGTTGGTGGCGAGCGCGAGCTTGCCCCGGCCGGTACCAGCGGTGATCGCGTAGACGAGCTTCTCGGTGGTGCCGGTCGGCTCGGTCCAGGTCTGGGTGTCGTCGAAGGCCGGGGAGAGGACCTCGAACTCGGAGTCCGCGCCCAGGACCCAGACCGACGTGGCGTTGACGCCGACGTCGAGCAGCGGGTCGAAGCCGTCGCCGCCGATGTAGTCACCGGCGAGTCCGTAGGGCACGCCGCTGGCACCGATGAGGCTGACGGTCTCGCCAGCCGTCTGGGCCAGGACCATTCCAGGCCAGATCAGGATGCTGCGGTCCCAGGCCGGGTCCAGGAACACGGACTTGGGGGTCGCCTGGGTCCAGGCGTAGAGAGGACGGAGGGTCCTCTTGATGTGGGCCAGGTTTGCCCGCACGCGGATCATGTGTTCCGCCCTCCAGTGGGTCTCGGCTGGCCGCCGGGACCGGCAGGCCGTCTTCACCCCCTAGGCGCGGGCAATGGGGGGAGAGACAGTGCCCAACCACAAGGAATTTCTTCGGACATGACGAAGGGCCCGACGAAAGTCGTCGGGCCCTTGTCATTCAGCGGGTCAGTCGAACAGGTCGGAGACCTCGTCGCTGCCCGCGAGCGGAGCCGCCGAGGCGGTCGCGTGGGACGCCAGGGACGGTGCCACGCGCTCCGCGCTGCGGGTCGCGACACGGCCGTTGGGCGGCACGGTCCGGGCGGCCGCAGCAGCCTTCACGACGCCGGTCAGGACGTCGATCTCGTGGTTGATCATCGCGTTGGACCGGTTGGCGTCGGCCTCCAGGCTCGCGGCCAGCTGCAGGTCGTCGGCGCCGGGGGTGAGTCCGGCCTGGATCTGCAGTCGGGCCAGGCGCAGGCAGGCGTGCGTGCGGGACGGGCTGCCACCGCTCGCACCGGCCATCTCGCCCGTGCTGGGCGGGTTGGAGTTGGACTGGTTGTCGGAGATCGTCCAGGGGAACGCGACGTCCCACTGGGCCGGGTCGCCGACGCGGACGTCGGTCTCGATGCGGGTCTGGTCGCCGCCGACCTCACCGGTGTTGACGCCGGAGACCGGCGAGGTGACGTCCTGCAGGTTGCCGTACGGCTCGGCCGGGAGGGTGCCGCCCGGGGTGAGGGCGGTGTCGGTCGAGGCTGCCGGGACACCGGCGGTGGAGTTGCCGGTCTGGCCCGGGGAACGGGCGTCGTCGTTGGTCTCCGGGGTCGCGGCCTGCTCGGTGGTCTCCGACGGCGCCTGCTCCGGGCCGTCCGGGATGGGCTGGGCCGGGTTGGCGATGTCGGCGGTCTTGGCGAGCGCCGCGACTTCGTCGGTGACACCGGCGAGGCGGGCGATCAGCGCGATCTGCTTCGCCTGGACGGCGAGCTGCGCCTTGTCGGCGGCGCGCTCGCGGCGCAGTTCGTCGACGACGGCCTGCTGTGCGGCCACGGCGGTCATGAGCGGTCGGCTCATACTGGGCACTCCTTCAAAGCCTGCGTAGCTCACGACGGCTGCCGTGGGCGGTCTTCACTGCTTCAGGTGCGTGGGAGCTGCGGGACAGTAGGCGGGGGGACAGAAGACTCGCCCTGCAGTTCTCCGGGGGTCAGCAGTTGTGCCTTGCGGCAGTTCGGGCAGACGTCTCCGGCGACGATGCCGTCGGTCGTGCCCGCTGGTTTGCCCATGTCCTGGGTCTGGGGTGCGGTGGCGTCCGCCCCGAATCCGCAGTGGGGGCAGGTCAGGTCGGGCATGCCGTCGTTCGGCTGTCCTTCCTTCGGCGTGCGCGGGGCGGCCATTCCGAGGCGTCGGCGACGGAGGTCCTCGGGGTCCTCGCTCACCTGGGGTTCTTCGGACACGTCCCTGTTCCAGGACCAGTGCGGCGACTCGCTCTCATCGCCGGTGTAGTCGCCGGGGTGCGCCAGAATCGGTTCCTGTGGAGCTCCCATGCCGGAGCCCTGGAAGGCGTCTTCGTCGTCCAGGCCGTCTTCCGGACCTTCGGGACCTGTGAGGCGAGGCATGTCGGGGCCAGGGGTGAACGGGTCTCCGGTGCGGTCCCTGGCACGGCCGGGCAGCTCGCGCGGCCCCGCCTGGCCGCCCTGCTCAGGCCCGACCATTTCCTGCTGGGCGTTGACGTTGCCGTCGGGGTCGATCTCGTCCGGCTGGATCATCCCGTCGCCGTTGCGGTCGGAGACGGTGGGTGCGCCCTGCTGGGTGCCGTCGAGCGTCTGGTCGCCGAACGGGGACGGCGGCAGGCCGTTCTCGTCGAGCTGGTCGGGGTCGACCATCTGCGGGTCGTTCGGGTCCTGCTCCTGGTCGCCGGGAACCTCGTCGCCGGGCGCAGCGTCGGCCTGCGGCATGCCGGTGCCGTCGTCGTTGACGCGCTGCAGCTCGCCGTTGTTGTCGACCAGGGAGGGGTCGACGATCTGCTTGCGCAGGTCCATCGTCTTGGCCTTGTCCAGGTCCGGGTCGCGGAACTGTTCCGGCGGACTGATGAACCCGCAGATCTGGCACTGCATGCCGTCGAAGGTGTCCATGTCGCCGCAGACGGGGCAGTTCGGCTCGCGCAGCGTGTCGACGTCGGCCGGGGCCTTGATCTCCCCGAATGCCTCGACACGGATCGAACCGTCGTGGTCGATGAACGTGGCGTCAATGACCCTGGCCACGTGCGAGTTGCCCTGCTCCTTCAGCTCTGGCGTGTGCTCGCCCGAGAGGTCCTTCCACTGCTGGCGCTGGTTGCGCTGCACGGTCTGACGGCCCTTGCCTCCCGCCGAGTTCTGGTCCTCGTCGGCGTTGAGCCGCTGGCGCGTGAGCCAGGTGACGGCCTGCACCTCGTGCGGCGGCACCGTACGGCCCTCGCGGTCGGAGATGACGGCGGCCGCCGTCCGGTAGTGCCCGGCGGCGTGCTCGTAGTAGTGCCGGTTGCTGGACGGGAAGCCCTTGGCGTCGTCGGCGTTCAGGCGGCGTCCGGCGGCCACGGACAGGGCGTGCCGGTCGATGACGACCTTCTTCGACGGCTGGCCGTGTTCGTCGTTGCCGCCGTGCTCGATGAGGTGGGCGAAGTCGGCGGTCTTGGGGCCCTTGAGGACCTTCTGGTGGTCCTCGCCGTCCATGATGCGCTGGGCGGCGTTGGCGTGGGAGGACATGACCATCAGGCCTTCGCCCTTGCCGACTGCCTTCTTGTCGACGAACGAGCGTGCGGCGTTGTGCTGGTTGGCCCACCAGTTCTGCTGCGGGCTGTAGGCCGACAGGACACCGGCGCCCTTGTGGGCGGCC